TGGTGGAGGTGGTGGAGGTGGTGGAGGTGGTGGAGGTGGAGGCGCAGGTGGTGGAGGTGGTGGTGGAGGTGGAGGAAATCCTCTTTCTACCTCTGATAGTCCGTGTGTTCCTAAAATATTTAAAGTTGGATCAAAAAAATCTAACATTGAAAAGAATAAAAAAACAAAAAAATTAAACCCCACAAAAAATGAAAATGGATTATTAGTACCAGCAGAAAGTCAACACGCCAAGTCACATGGAGAAGAAATTCCGTGTGTTAAAAAATGTGAAGATTGTAAAGAATCACCATTATATCCACACAATAAAGTATCTCAAACTCAATCTGGTCACATTATAGAAAAAGATGATACTCCAGGAAGTGAAAGATTAAGTGTTTCTCACCGAACAGGAACATATTTTGAAATATTACCATTTGGTTCTTTTAATGCAACAGTTTCAAGAGATGCTTGGTTAAGTGTCTATAGAGATGCACACCTTCATGTTGATGGTTATACCCATATAACACTTGATAAAGGATTAAAGATTGTAGTTAATAAAGATAAAATACCAAATTGTCCAGAAAAACAAGTAAATTTTGATTTATTTGTAAGCGGTAATGCAAATTTAAATATTGTGTTAGAGGGAGGAAATGCCAATGTTCGTATACACGATGGAGATGTAAACCTATTAATGGAAAAAGGTGATGTAAATATTCGTCAAGAAGACGGAAATTATAATCATTATGTTAAGGGTGATTATAATTTACAGGTTGATGGTCATATGCATACTGTTGTTAGTGGAGATGTTGTGAATGAAATTGGTGGATTTAGAGATACAAAAGTGTGGGGAGATTTTGATCACCTAGAAATTGAAAAGGGTGATTTGGATATTAATATTAAAGCGGGAAATGAGTACTTGTATATTGGTGGAAAAGTTACAGAAATTATAATGGGTAATTATGATCTATATTGTGAAAAGACTGTAGGTTTTTTAATACCAACAGGAAATTTTACTATTAGAAGCCAAGAAATAGCAATTTCAGCCATGACTTCATTAGAATTATATTCTGCAGATTACATAAGAATAACTTCTATTGCAAATTTAGATCTTTATACTAAAAAAATATTTAAATTATTTAGTGAAAATTCTATTAATATACTATCCAATGATAATATAAAAATTAAGGGTAAAAAAATAGATTTAAATGGTGCTCCACCAGAGGTAGCTCAGCTTGGAACCGCCACAAATTTACAAAAACAAAAAATACCAACCACAAAATCTAAATGGACACCCACAAAGTCTAGAATACGTGAGTGTAAATAATGGCAACTGGAGCGGCTAGGTGTTTACAAGATAAAGCGGGGGATAAGTTACTACAAACATACACCAATAATGTTCTTGTTAATAATAATGAAGTTGCTGTTTTGGGGACTAAAGTAAAACCACACGGTCCAGGTATACATTCTAGGGCAAAAATGATGGAATGCTCAAGTAGCGTTTTCTCGGGTGGATTAGGAATAGTCAGACAAGGCGATAAAGCACAGTGCGGTCATAAAACAACAGGGTCGGAAAATGTGTTCATTGGTTAATTATTATAAATACGGTACATATTAAGGAGTTATCGTGCCATCATTACAAACACCAACCAACATTGACACTTATTTTATAGTCGGTTCGTATATATTTTCATTTTTGGTGGGTGGTGTATTGGCACTATCAACACATATTAAGAAATTATTCAGTAAAAAGGTTGAAATAACCTCTATACCATCAAATTTTGTTCGTTTACACACAGTTTTAGATGAATATCTCACAGAAATGAGAGTAAACTTAAACGCATCCCGAACATCTATATCTAAATTTCACAATGGAGGACACTTTTTTGACGGAGAAAGTATCCTTAAATTCACTACAACGAACGAATCCTGTTCTTTGGGTATAAACCACACCATAGAGAGCTCACAGGGGCTTCTTATAACCCGCTGGATAGGCATTGTAGGCGTTCTTCAGGAAGAAGGGGTCAATCTTCACTATACAAAGGATATTGTTGATAATCAACTACGAGGATACTATGAATCTAGAAACACTGTAGCCTTTATGACAAAATCTACAATATGCCCAAAAGGTTTAAAAACTGGATTTATATCAATTGAGTGGTGTGAATATGAAGATATAGAGAATCAAAGCACAAAAGACACTTTAAATCTTTTCGAATATTACACCAGAATTATAAATTCCACAATAAATATAAGTAAATGAAACAAGTTTTAAACACCACAGATCTTGATCTAAACTTCATGGCTAATCCCTTTACAGGGGATGTTTCTGTTAAAACTGGTGTAGATGCTATTAAACAGAGTATGAAAACTATTTTGTTTTTGCAAAAATATGAAAAAGCCTTTAATTATGATTTAGATGCAGGTTTAACTTCCTATCTTTTTGAAAGTTTTTATCCAATTTTTGGAAAAGAAATTGAAGAAGATATAAAAAAAATTCTTTTAAAATACGAACCACGGATTTTACCTTCTAATGTTAGCGTGAAATTTGACGATAAGGATAAACAATTAGTTATAGTGATAGTCTTCTCTGTAACAGATCAACCAGATAACCAACAAGTATTAACACTAAAGGTAGAAAAAACCAGATGAACCTAGATATTAAAAATATAGATTTTGAAAATATAAAATTAAATCTGATTAATTTTTTAAAAAATCAGAGTAAATTTTCCGGTTATAATTTTGAAGGTTCCAGTTTAAATATACTTATGGATTTATTATCTTATAACACATATTATCAAATGTTTTATAATAATATGACCTTTAATGAAATGTTTTTAGATAGTGCAGTTAAAAGATCATCTGTAGTATCTCTTGCTCGAAATATTGGATATATACCTAGTTCTGTTAAAGCTTCTAAAAGTATAGTTCAAATTGGATTACAGGATAGTGGATCACATACTATTATTGGCGATGATTTATTTATTCCAAAGTATACACAATTTTATGCAACAAAAGATGGAACAGCAATACCATTTTATACTCTTTCGGATAATTACATTTACGATAATGGCTTAAGAGTGTTTCAGTCTAGTAATATAGAATTAGTTCAGGGAGATTTGATAACAAGGTCATTTGTTCATGATATAAATTACCCATTTAAAAAATATATTTTAACAACAGAAAATGTTGATATTACTACTATTGATGTATCTGTTCAAAGTTCAGAATCTAATACTACTGGAGAAGATGATAACTGGGAACAAGTAAAAGATATTACAAAAATAACAGAAGATAGTTTAGCCTTTTTTGTAGAAGAAAATTCTGATGGTTTTTATCAGATATATTTTGGTGATGGTGTTTTAGGTAAAAAATTAGCAGACGGTAATAAAATTACTTGCTCGTATTTAGTTGCAAGACCAGATTCTAATGGAATTGGTTTTAATGGTTCTGTATCTACATTTTCTTGTAATCTTTTTACAAATATATCAAATACAATAACAACAATTCGTGCTTCATACGGTGGAGCAGATCAAGAATCAATAGAGTCTATACGAATTAAAGCTCCAAAATCATTTACGACACAAGAGAGAGCGGTAACTGTTGATGATTATTCTGCTATATTGATGAAACAATTTCCCAATATAAAAGATGTAAATTGTTGGGGTGGAGAAGATAATAATCCACCAGAATATAGTAAAATATTTATATGTGTTAAACCAAAAAATGGAGAAACACTTTCACTAAACGAAAAACAAGATATTGCGACAATTCTTAAACGAGATCGTTCTGTGATTGGAATTACTCCTACTTTTGAAGATCCAGATTATACCTATCTTAATACTACTACTAATATTCAATTAAATCCAGCAAAATTAAGAATATCAAAATCAGCATTACAGACAAAAATTCAGACATCAATACAAAATTATATTGATAACACAATTGATATATTTAATGGAGATTTTTATCTAAATGAACTTGTTCCAATTGTTGATGCTTTAGACCAATCTATAAAGGGTGTAACTGTAGGGATTGTTTTAGAAAAAAGATTTATACCTAGTTTTTCACAATTAACTAATTATAGTATAAAATTTAAAAATCCATTACGAAAAACTACATGTTCTGAAGTAACTATAAACAGTACTTTATTTTTATATATCGATAAAACTAATGTAAACAGAATATGTCAATTTAAAAACGGTGTTGATAATAATTTTGATATAGTATATTTGGATGAATCTGGAGCATCTATTATAGTTGATACAATTGGTGCGATAGATTATCCTAATGGAGAAATTATAATTACCGATTTTCAACCAATAAGTCTTATAAATTCTGATACTTTAAAAATATATGCTATTCCAGATTCGGCAAATATATTTGCTGAAAAAAATACTATTCTAAAAGTAGACGAATTCTCAGCAGATGCTATTAAGATTAATATTACCGATGTTTCATATCGTTCTAATTTATGAAAAATAAAGCAACTATTTTAACAAATTTAACAGGAGAAGCAACTCCTGTTTCTATATCAAATCTTAATGTAGTTGCGCTATTGCCAAGTACTGTATTACTGCCAAATGATTCGTATGGTGGTTTTATACCAATTCACTATAGTATGGATAATGATATACACTTTTCAGCTATTAAATTTTTTCTTAATGAGGAATTAGTACATACATCAAATAAACCAGTAGATACTTTTAATATTAATGTTACTACTGAATTTAATAAATTAAGTGGTTATTCGGTAAACAGATTTGGTTTAAAACTTCCACAGACGGAATTTGAAGTATTGTTTACTACTGTTTTAGATCAAACAAAACCATTAGTTGAAACAAGTAGAATAATTAAATATAATCTACCTAATTTTATTCAAGATGAATATCCAACATTTGTTAATTTTATAGAAGCATATTATCAATTTTTAGAAAAATCAAATAATCCAAATCTAATACATTATAATTTAGAAAATTATAAAGATATTGATACTGTTCCTAATTATATTTTAGATTATTTTAGAAATGAATTGATGCCTGGTTTTAATCTAAATCTTACTAAAGACAGACAAACTGGAGGTTTATTAAATGAACGCAGTTTAATGAAAAATATCAAACAGTTTTATGATTCTAAGGGTACAGAAAATTCAATTAAATTTTTATTCAGATTACTATTTGATAAAGAAGCTACTATTTTTTATCCTAGAGAGTATCTATTAAGACCATCTGATGCTATTTGGACGGTTGATAAAACTATTGATATCTATGTTGTAAGTCCATCATTAAGTCGTGATTTGACTAATTTAAAAATATATCAAAGAGACATTAATGATGAAATTCAATCTCATGCTATAATAAAAAATACTTTTGTTTCTACAATTAGTGGTGGGTATAGGGTTAGATTATTTCTTCACGAAGTTTCTGGTATTTTTGCAAATACAACACCAGTATATATTCTTAAAAATTTAGATGGTGTGGATGTTGAAACTGAAGTAAGTGTGATAAAAAACGGAAATAACATATTATCTCTTCCTCCCCTAAATTCTGATGGAACACGTGGAAGATTCGACACACTTGGTGGTGCTTTATCCGAACAAAATAGATTAATTCCTGATAATATCTATTGGCAAACACATTCATATGACGTTAAAGGTAATGCAAATCCATTAACTTCTATTAATATTATTAAAAAATTAGCACATCCTGCTGGATTTAAGATATTCTCTACATACACGCCACTATCTATATCACAATTATCGTTTGAGCATAATAATATTCCAGAAACACAAACTGAACTATTAATTGGAAATTATCTTCCGTATACCACAGAAACAGTTCAAGATTTAAATTATATACAAACTTCTAGCACTGATAACAGTACTGATGAAATTATGACATTTCGTATGTTTCCAGATGGAATTCTATTTGGAGAAACGGGTTTAGATATAACACCAGAAGTAAAAACTTATATTACACCATTATTAAATGGTGCAAAAACAGGAAATCTAGCAATAGCTCCAGGGATATTAACAGAACAAATAACAAGGCGAAGTCCTGCTGGCTCTTTTACAACTATTTCTAATCTTACAACTAAAAACCGTACTGGCACAAAATTAATTAATTTTGGTCAAATACATCCAGATGATATAAATCAAGAATATTGGGGTGTAGGAATACATCCAAGAGATCTTATAAATATGAGTACAGATTCTTCCTATGGAACAGATAAACCCTACAACGAAAATACACCCTTTGGGGCTTTACGGATTAGTGACCTTATAAATATAAAGGTTAATACAATAATAAAATGAATAATTTTAGAAATAGTTTAAAAACAGAATCCATAATAAGTCTAAAAACTTCATTATCTAATGGAAAAAATTGGCTATTTTTAGGAAAGCCAACTGGATGGTCTAATTCAGATACTCCACCCACATTAAATCAATCAATAGAAGAAGATATGGATTGTAAAATGGGTATAATTGCTCTATATAAATTAAAATCTTCAGATTTTGCTTATGTAATAGAAAGAAACGATTGGGTGCTTGGTAGTGTGTATACTGAATATTCTAGTAGTGTTGACCTAAAAACAAAAAATTATTATATTACAACAGAAAGTGGAACAGATCTTAATGTTTGGATTTGTATTCATAATGGACATGATAGCGAATCTACATTTTCTCCAAATTGTAATTTAGGAACTGTAGGAGATGATATTGGCAGCTTTGCATTATGTCTTCTTGGCGACGAATATCAGTGGAAACTTATCTATACCGTTCCTAATTTTGCATCTAATCCGTTTTGTACTTCTACACATTTTCCCATTT